GTATCCGTAGTGACAGACATACCAGTGACAGTACCTTGTGCAGTCTCGCCGGAAGCCGTAGCCGACTGCTGCACGACCTGATTGATATTGATGGGGACACGATTACCGCCAAGGTATTCGGGACGCTGGAGACGAGCATCCGGAGAAGTCACACCGAAATGAGACTTGAGAATTTCAATATAGCGGGAACCGCCGCGGGCATCCTTCTCATAGAGCTTCTGAATCTGAAACGCCATACGGAGCTGATTAATCGAAGCACCGAGACCACCGGAAGAAACAGCGTAAAGGTTAACAGGATCGAAACCAACAGACTGACCGCTATCAGGATTCAGGAAAGAAACACCATGCTGATAATCAGCAGCAGTAACAGCCTTAAAAGCAGTGGACGCACTCGTCGTAAGCTGACGATCAGTAGTTAAATTAAGACCTGAAGCACCGGTAAGAGCAAAGCCACCGGGATCATGTGCAACACTCCGAGTTAAAACAGGATATTCACCGGACGTAGCCGAAGGAATCAGTACATCGGGGCCTTTCTGAGGAGACGGAAGACAGCTTGTAAAATAGTCGTGATACTTAGCAGCCTTATAAGGCAAACCGCCTTTCGCAACATCAGTCACAAACGTACCGGTATTGACACCGGCTACAGTAGCATCATCGACGGGAACGACGAGCGGATCAGATAGGTTTTCATCACGAAACCACTCATTCATCACCAGGGCATAAGCTCGGAAGGGAAGAGCACTAACGGAAAGATTAGGAACGCCAGTAGGGACACCGAAATAATCGGCAATAGTTCCAACAGACCATCCGCTATCAGCAGGAGCAGTAATCTGAGGAATTTCATACTCTGTCTGAGGAATCCAGGCAGATTCCGTATTTTCACCGTTGAACTGCTTCCAATGAGACCAAGTAAGCCGGTTCGGTACGAAGAAGAAATACGTGTCGAGATAGATGTTATCCATAACCGGAGTAAGCAACGTCTGCAAACGCACAACCTTTGATGTGTCCACGTTGAACGTATCTCCCGGTAGTACTTCGTCAACAAAAAAAGGTACAATGTCACCAACGTTAAACGAAGTCTTAAGAGAATGCGAGCGGTCAAACGTCGAACGCCGGATATCAATATTCGTGGGATTAAGCGCGAAATGAGATTCAACATTGCGGTTCATTCGGTAACCTCCTTTTTAGGCTCAACAGCCGGTTTTTCCTCTTGCTGGGACTGGCTGGACTCTCGCTCGGGCTTGATTCCGAGCTTGTCGAGGAAATCAGGCTTGTCCATACCGGCCATGAACTCCGCAAAATTGTGGTTGAACTTTGCACGGATATCCACAGGAAGAGAATTGAAAAAGCTCTGACCTTCATTGACCCTGTTCAGAAGTTCAGCATAAGACGTGGGCATATTGGTGAAATCACCATAAGCGCCTTGGACACGCGAAAGCGCGTCAACGTCGCCATTCTGAAATCGAGCAAGAATCACGTGGATATCGACAGCTTCGGCGTGGGATTGAATGAAATCGTAAAGGTCTTCTTTGCCAGATTCAACGAGATCCATAACTCCATTCTCATCAAATTTAGGCTGATAGAGAATCCTTTCGCGCTGACCTCCATTTGAAATGAAGCGAGTTCGCGGACGATACTGAGTAGAGAATCCAAGCTTTTCATCATACATTACGTCAACCTTCCTTTCTCTGAATAGACGTACCATCAAGAATAACTTCGGGAAGCTGCGTCGAGATCGTACCGGTCTCGTTATCAAACTCGCCGATCTTGCAAAGGGAATAATCCTCAATGTGGGAAAACAAAAGGCTTTCCTTCTGCATACAGGCATGAGCGAAATTCCGCATAGCGGAAGAATCGTTCTGATCTACAGTAGGCGGGAGAAAGCCCGTGCGGGCATCGCGGATAGAGTAAACACCGTATTTCATTTTAAAACCTCACATTCTTCACAACTTAAATCTGGATCGTCCTCATAAGGACAATCGTAATCGGGATAATCAAAAGGACACTTCACAGTCGAATACCTCCACGGAAAACAGTCGGGTTAATGTTAATCTTCTTGGACTTAGCAGCAGTACGGCGAAACACTTTCTTGTCTTTCTTGGGACGCATTTTCTTACGCATTAGATACAACTCCTTTTCAATGATTTTATTCGGGCCAGCTGATTACGTTCTTCAACGGCGAGCTGGTCTAAATAACTAAGTGTGGTCTTCTGTAGTTTTGCTTTCTGCGCTTCAGCTGCCATCTTCTGACGAACAGCCTTAAGCTTGGCAGATTCTTCCGGACAATCGAGATCAAACAATTTATCATAATACTTCGGAGGTCGAAACTTCCTTCCTCCTTTCTCAGTCGAAATGTTGATGAACTCGTGTTCATATAGGTCGGGATGATCTTCATAGTACTGACGAGCAATACCGGGCTTGCGAGACATAAGCGAAAACTCAGGGACAATATTGAAGTTCTCATAGAACTCAGCTTCAGGACCGGTAAGCTTCTTCATAACATAACGAGCAGTATAAGCACAGGTCTCCCAAGTCACCGGAGCAACAACAGCATAGCCATTAGGCCAAACATCCTGAAGAGAAGCAGAATTAAAATATTGAAAACCTTGCGCTGAACGCTTGTAAGGAACAAGATCATCAAGCTCCAAACCAAAGATAATTGCATGGTAATGCGGACGGAACGTCTGAGAACCATACTCACCAGCAGCGAAGAAGCGAATACCTTCACCAAACTTCTTTCGGAGACGCTTCATAAAAAGCTGAAAATCGCGCTTCACAAGGGACATACTCGGCAAAGCCTCGCCGGTCGACGGATCAGAATAGTAGTGAATAGGAACGTGAGCATCATCATAAGTAAGCGTTACGAAGCAGCTGGACTTATGATATTCAAGCTCCAGCATACAACGGTTTGCCCATTCACGGGAACGCTGGAGACGACAGCCGGAACACTTACCACAGGGAATTTCGACAAACTCGGTAACATCACCGGGACGGCCAATAGGCGGACTACGCATACATGCAAAGCCATCGCCAGAACGTTCAAGATGGTCTACCTCGTAGCTCGTTACCTTGAGCAACCGTTTACCATCTTTTTCGCCTAAAACAAAGGCTTTCAGCGGATGATAGCATGGCAAGAAATCACCTTCTTTGTATGGGGAATATCGTACCCCCATACATTTTGGGAAATTTCAAAAAATTTCGCAGCAATGGCAGGCATTTCGGGGATCGGCGCGAAAAAATGGGTAGACGGAAGGGTAGACGGCGGCCTCCTTGGAAAACCAGCAAGCCCTTGCGCCCCAGGCGTTTCGGCGGGTAGCCATCGGGTAGACATCCTTGTTTTGTTCAAAAACCGTTTGTGCAAAACGGAGAAAAATGCAGTTTTTGAAGAAGCCATGAAACTTTTCAGATTTCTATAGCCTTTTTGTCGCGGGCGTGGTATACTGCAATTTACAGTATCTCTCGAGGAGGAAACGCCATGAAACGAATGCTTGCGTTGCTGCTTACGGCAATGCTGATCTTGACGCTGCTGCCCGGTTGCGGCAAAAAGAACCCGGGCGGCGACGCTCCGGAGGTCCCCGAAAATCCAACGGAGCAGGGCGGCGAAACGCCCGATGTGACGCCCGAGCCGGAGCCCTACGTCGATCCCTACGAGGCGGTCAGGACCTATTGGAGCGAGGATCAGCTCACACAGTCCTGGGGCCCCGACCAGATCGTGGAGCACCTTTTCTTTCATCCCGTCATCGCCTATCCCCAGTGGGCATTTCACGACTGTGGCGCGAGCCAGAGCGAGCGCTACGGACTCGACGACTGGATGGTGACCGCGGACGAGTACGCGAAGATCTTACAGTCCGTGTATGAAAAGGGCTACATTCTCGTCGCCATCGAGGATGTTTGGAGCGAGGTCACGGACGAGAGCGGCACGCACATGGTGCGCAACACACTCAAGCTGCCCGAGGGCAAAAAGCCGCTCATCATCAGCTTTGACGATGTGAACTACTATCCCTATATGCTCGAACAGGGCTTCACGAGCAAGCTCGTGGTCGGCGAGGACGGCGAGATCTGGGCCGAGTGCACCGATCCCTACACGAAGGAGACCTTCCTGACCAAGGAGGGCGACGCCACCACGATGCTCGACGAGTTCGTTTACGAGCACCCCGACTTCTCGCTCAACGGCGCGAAGGCCATTTTCTCACTGACCGGCTACTATGGCATCCTCGGCTACCGCACGCAGGATGATCGTGACATCGCCAAGGACAGCCCCGAGCGCGCAGCGTTCGAGGCCAACCGCGCGGCGGAGATCGAAGCGGTCAAGCCCGTGATCGCGCGGCTCAAGGAGACCGGCTGGACCTTCGGCAGTCACACCTGGGGCCACATCCGTCTGGCGGACAAGCCGCTGCAGACCGTCATCAACGACACTGAGCGCTGGGCGGACGAGGTCGGCAGTCTGGTCGGACCCACCAACGTGCTCTTCTACCCGCACGGCGGGCGTCCCGACGGCGACGACTGGCACAAGACCGGCGAGCGCTTCCAATACTTGCAAAGTCAGGGCTTCCGCATCTTCGCGAGCGTCGGCGTCAATTCGTTCAGCTACATCAAGCCGGACATCTCCGCCGTCATCTGCGACCGTCTGCATCCGGACGGCACGACGCTGCGCCACTCCCGCAGCCGCTATCTGCAATTCTACAATGCCGAGGACATCATCGACCTTTCGGTCCGTCCCGACCTCGGCGTGGACTGGTAAGGAGGAACGAATGAGCGAACATGAGCTGATGCAAAAGGCGATCGAAATGCTCGACCGCGCGTATATCCCCTATTCTCACTTCCCCGTCGGCGCGGCGCTGGAATGCGAGGACGGCACGGTATATACCGGCTGCAACATCGAAAATTCGAGCTTTGGCCTCACCATCTGCGCCGAGCGCACCGCCGCCGTCAAGGCGATCAGCGAGGGGCATTCCAAATTCCGCCGCATCGTCATCGCCGGCAACAGCAAGGATTTCTGCTATCCCTGCGGCGCGTGCCGCCAGTTCCTTTATGAGTTTTCCCCCGATATGGAGGTCATCTGCCTCAACCGCGCACGCGAGGCAAAGCGGATGACGCTCCGCGAGCTGATGCCCTGCGGCTTTGACAGCACGTTTCTCTA